AAATGATCTGGGCCTTGAGCTGGATCATGTGCGTCGCAAACCGCGCCACGTCGTCCTGATAACTCTTGAGCCGCAAGCTTGCGTATTGGCCCTTGAGCTGTTGGGCAGTCGCTGTTTCGCTGGCCACAGACTGACCGCGCACAATGTCGCTGATGCCGGTGATGTCGTAAATCTGGCTCTTGACCTGTTCAAATGCCTGGTAGGCTTGGATAAGCGCCCCAGCAATAGGCGTCAGATCAACCATGTCAATCGCACCTGCCAAGCCCTTTTTCTCAGCGAAAGCCATCCAGTTCTTCACTGGAATCAGGTCGTTGTTGTTAGCCTCGGTGAACAGGCGGGCCAACTCAGGCGATGCAGCGTCATAGACGCCCTTTACTTGCAACGCCTTGACCAGGCCATCGATCCGATCGCTCAAGATGTCCAGCGAGTTGGCCTGGTCTTGGTACAGCGCAAAGTCAGGGACGGGCACCAGGCTTTCGTTGGTGATCGTGCTGAACAACGGTTTAGGGCAAGGATAGAACCCTTCGAGTTGTAGCGGGTCGTCCTGCTCGTCCAGGAACTCGCCAAGCGACTTGGACATCCAGACGGCCTTGCCGGTCTCTTTGTCCCACAGCTCATAGATCATCGCACGCTTGTCCACGCCTTCGCGGGAAGCGTTCTTCATCTCGCTGGGCTCGGAGTCCAGCGGGATCTTTTTGGCCATCTCGTCGCCAAAGCGCTCGCGCAGCATAGGGCGGGTCATGTAGACCTTGCGCCAGACGATGCAAGTCTCCTCCCATGTCCGAGCTACGTTGTGGCCAAAGTCCTTCCAATGGACGTAATCCGTTGGAGCGCACTCGTAGTCCAGCATCTCATCACTGGGCGACTCTTCGTCTTCGGTGATCTGAGCCTCGCCCTGCTTAAACTTGGGTTCATACCTCACCCAGGCAACGCCTCGACCAGGCAGGAAGCGGTCGTACAGCGCGGCGGTCAGCGTCTCTCTGTAGTCGGGGTAGTGCGTGATCTCGTAGTCAAGCGCACGCTCTAACAACAAGGAAGCCACACGGCCCACTTGGTCGTTGTCGCGGAAGCGGCGGCTGACGTCAGGCTTCGGCAGTCGAGCAAATGTCGCGGCCTTGAGCGTCTGGACGTTGCTCCACAAGATATTGAACCGCGAGCCGCTGTCTTGGCTGCTGCGGGTGTCGTCCCGATACCGTTTGAGGATCTTCTTGGCTCGCGACTCCCATGGCGCGAACTCGCGGTCATATGCTGCGATGTGGTTCAGATAGTACTGAACCTCGGGCTTGACAATGTCTTCGTCGGCCATGATCAGGCTGAGAAGATGCCGACGGCTAAAACTTCAACGCCTGCCGCAGTTGTGATCTTCCACGCACCGCTGCGAGAAATGGTGCCCAACGGAATAACATAGACGCCAATGCCGCCGCCCACGTTGTTAGGCAAAACGACGTGACTAGCCACGGCGCCATCCAAGATGGTGACCGAGCTGGTCGCGGCGGTGCTGACGGTGCAAACTAGTTTGTCAAGGTAATCACCAATCGCTCCCGTGCCACCCAGCGTTTGGGCGGTCTGGCTTGTTGCGACGTGTTCATATTGGTAACGATAAGGTGCGTTTACGCCTGCCATGTGTTTCTCCTAGATTCGGTTAGATCGTCTTGGTGTCTCGCGCCACAGAGTTTCAAGTGGGGCAAGCTCAATGCGTGAATTATGCCCGACAACTGGAAAAATCGGGGGTTTTTCGGGTTCTTTTGGTCTAATTTCCTGCCATGCTATGGCCATCATGCGAAATGCATCGGCGCAATGGCTGGTGAAATCGTGCCGTGGCTTCTCTCGAAACATCTTCTTTTCGTCGTCCCACTCGCGCTGGTATTGCTTAAGCAGCTCCACACCCTCGCCGCAACGGTCGCGGTCAAACCAGACACGCCGCATCATCACCCGCGCTGCCTGGATGCCGTCTTGCACGCTGAGAGACGGCACAATGGCCATGTGCTTGAGGCCAAGACTGGCGTCCAGTTGCTCGATAATGGACTTGCCACCTGACGCTAGCGTCTTGGCCCGAGCGTCGTGAGGCAGATAATGCGTCGCGTACCGGTATGCCTTGCCAATGACCACCTGAGCGTAGTCGTCGATGGTCAGGCCGCTGGCTGAGTAATAGTCGATAACGTGTATTTCGCCACCGGCCATCTGCCAGAACCAGATGGACGTGTCGTCGTGATAGCCCAGGTCCCAAGCGGTGAACACGGGCAAGCTGCGGCAATGTTCCACAGAGGTAATGCGGCCTTCGTCCTCGATGACCCGCAACTCGCGCCCATAGTACGCACCTAGGATCGCCGCCTCAAAGCTGCACTCGAATTCCTGCTGATATTGGTCTTCGGTCATGCCTTTAGCAGCGTCCGCAAGCTCGGCAGGCGGCAGCAAACCGCTAGTGCTGGCCTTGATGCTGGTTGAGTACCAATCGGGCGAGCCCTGGGCCTGCGTCCAGATATTGTAGAAAAAATTGTGGCCTTTGGGCGTGCCGATAAACACAGCCCAGCCCTCGCGATCGGCCAGCAACGGTCGGATGATCTCGCCCCAGACCCTTGGCCTCATGTCGGCCACTTCGTCCAACACTACGCCGTCAAGGTACAAGCCTCGCAGCGCGTCGGGGTTGTCGGCTCCAAAGAGCCTAATGCGTGCCCCGTTGAGCAGCTCAACCCAAAGCTCTGACGCATTGGCCTGGGTGCGAATGTCTGCGGTATATCGCAGCAGATATTCCCAACTAATGCTCTTGGCCTGGCTGTAATACGGCGCAATGTAGGCGTACCGACCATCAGGCTTGCCGTCCACAAACGCCCTGCGGATCATGTCATTGATACACGCCACAGTCTTGCCGGCACGCCTGTGCGCAACTAGGCAAGCCCACCTGGCCCGACGGCCATGGAAATCCGCAAACGCCCGTCTAGGGGCGTAAGGAATCATTATTCTTCGCTCGACCGCTGCCATTCAATCACCGTTCTAAGCGGGGCATCAGGGTCGCCGACCAATTCAGTTCGAGCCAGCTTGGGCGCATTGTATCCGTGCATCGCATTGATCTCTTTGATGGCCCCGGTCATGCTGCCAGAATTGTTTGTGTCTCGAGCTATTTCATAAGCATCAATGAGAGCTTTCACACTCATTTCACGAGTCCAAAGCGATTTGGAGGCCAGTCTTTCCTGTAACTCCTTCACCCTACCCGTAATCTCCCCGTCCAACATCAATTCGCTTGCTCGTTTATGAATTGTTGCGGCCTTCATCTTATCGGCACCATAGGCCACGCGATACGCATCGGCCTGGGTCATTTTGTCGGCGATGCACTGGGCGAAATGTTCTTGCTTAGGAGTCATGACTGAGTCTCTGCGTGGCGAAGCGTGTCGACCGAAACCGATCTGCTCTCCCATGCCAAGTTAAAAGCCTCGACGGGTCGGCCGTCGAAATGCCCGATGCGGACCGCATCGGCGAACGTTCTGATAGACCGGACTGCCTCGGCTCCGACAGCCCCAAAATCGATAGCAACCCACCCGGAAATGCCTCGAATCATGATCAAGCAGACCGCCCCGAATTTTACACGACGTTGCATCCAGACGATCTGGCTGCGACGAATCACGACCTTGCCGTTTGGATCGGCCGCCTTAAGCTCGATCCAGCCGCCTTGACCGCCAGGCAGCACGAAAGACACATCTGGAATACCGACACTGAACCGATCCTCGTGGCGCTGAGCCACCCAATAGTCGTCCATCGCAAGACGCAACTGAGCCCAGGCTGCCTGTTCAGGGTTCATCATATTCTAAGTTTAGCACAAATCGTGTGAAATAGGTCACACAGGCTAGTGGTAGACTTCGGATAGCGGGTCGTCCGCTATCTTCAGAGGGATAAATGGTGGAAACCTTAACGTACGACGAAGCGAGGGCCGACATGAAGGCCGGAATGGACAATAAAGGACTCACGATTTACGGTATAGGTCGGTCAAAAATCTGCAGCGCTAGAAACTTGCGTAGGGTTTTGAACGGAAAGGCTCAGCTAACGCCCAGGATGGCCATCCTACTGGGTGAAATGACCGAAAAGGATCCAATGCCTTGGATCATAGCTCACGCCATCCACGAACTCGACAAAGCATACGAGGAGCGACTTTGAACACGAAAAAGACCGCTCAAGAACTGACGAACGACGAATTCCTGGGCGAAGCATTCAAGAATGTTAAACTGGGCGAAAAGATCTGGGTACTGACCAAGGCTAAAGTAGACGATAACAGATGGGGCGGCCAGATCCTCGAGCCTGACGACCCGGCACCATCCAGGACCGACTGGAACAATTACACAAGCACGGCGACCCTGATCCATAGTTGCCACGGCCGACGCACGAAAGACACCTTCCACAGTGGACATTTTGTAGTCTTGGACGACGCCGATATCGAATCGGTCGGATTCACACTGGAACCATCGTACGTCATAGAGACCAGCCCAGGAAGTCATCAGATCGGCTACTTCTTGAGCGATCCGGAACGCAACATCGCGAGGATCGACGCCCTGATGAATCTTTCCCCTCTCT